GGTCAATGTTGGTGCTGCAACTAAATTCATTGAGCACAATAAAATTCCAAGTACTTGGTCCATCCAACATACAGGTATCTTATTTTCGAAGAGCAATTTATCAACAATGGATGATAACCATCCTTTGCCATCATCAACTAAGTTTCCTAGTTTCTCCATGAGAGTCACAGTTCTTTCAACCTGTTCACTCAATTCTGGTTCTAGTTTAATTTCAACTTTTGGACTCGTTAGGCGTTCCATGAAACTTTGTTTTTTGGGTTCTTCTTTCTCTTCTTTCTTATCTGATTTCATAAAAGAAGGCAGTGATATTCCAACCCGAGACTTATTAGGTGTGGGTTCAGTCGCGGGGATATCTGCCTTTTTCATTTGGGCTTCCATGGGCTTCTCAATAAAACTCAAGTTATCAAGTTCATGAGTGGGTGTGTAGCCAACAAAAGGACAACCAAAGGCATCAAAATGCCATTCAGTTATATGGTGGCCAACACGAACTTCTACATGAGAGAACACTGAATCTATATAATTATCATTATCTAGACAGTGTGCTTCCATTTTGGAGCGTTTGACGTGAAGACTGTAATCATCTTCATCACTATCAAAATCAAGACCTCTCTTTGCAAGGTCATCGTCGATTTCGTCATAATCAATGGGATCATAATCGATATCGGTTAAATCTGTGTATAGATTACTATAATCATATACATCTTGAGCAATCATCGCAGCTTTTTCAGCGTCGTTAGCGGCGTTGAATGCTGGATCATATTGGAGTGAGTATACAGCCAAATCAGCTGCATATCGTAGGTCCTCAGTTTGTTTTTGTAAGATCATTTTTGCTTTTAAAGCTTGACACTTTTGGTTGTGTCCATCTGGTTGGTTATATGATGTAATACGTTCCATTTTGCGGTACAGCATTGTTTACAATAAACGGCTCTCACTAATGCCATTGGTACCAAGTTTTCGACTGCGACTCTACTGCGAGTCATGTCTAATCTGCTTGGGTATGTGAGCTCCAACATTCCTATTTCTGCCTACTATCCCTACGGCTATCCTTATCATCGGATTACGACTCGTCTTGCGGGCGAGCCAGTACACATAGGCCTAGGATTTTCTCTTAGTGTGGGGGTACAAGTGGTTCAACCGGCGATCCATCGACTACTCTACTTGAAGACGTTCTATCATTCTTACGGTATAAAAACATCCAGTTTTGGTCTTTGTTGCCAACACATATCCACTCTCCTACCCTTATCCATGGGAGAAAAGTTGCTTAATTTATGGATAATTAAGTCTTTTTCTTCTTATCAAGATTTCTTGTAAAAATTTGAATTCACATTCTTTCGAATTACTTCCCCTAACTGTTCTTTCCGCAACAAGGCGGACACTACTGGTTATTGAAGCTGGGGCACATCACAATCTTTCGATCATGCCTGGGCTTTGATGAAAATTTTTCAACAAGAGGTCGCTTGATTGAGCGTTCTGTTCTTTTCTAATACGCTCAGAGCACTATTGTCTAAAACAATAGAAACAATATTACACTTTGGTGTAATT